TGGATTGATAAGGCAGAAGATGGTGACAAGAACTATTACGCATTGCACTTTACACTTGATGATAACCCTTACGTGGATGAGTCCTATAAACAGCGCATACGCGACAGCCTTTCGGGTCTATTTTATAAACGAAACTATCTGGGCCTGTGGTGTCTGGCTGAGGGCGCGATCTTCGACTTCTTTGACAGGTCGGTGCATGTGGTTAAAAGACCCCCGGCAGCCGCAGAGTATTGGATTGCAGCTATTGACTACGGTACTAATAACCCATTTTGTTGCCTCCTCATGGGGGTTAGTACTGGACGCTATACCGGATTAGGAAAGCGCATATGGGTCGAGAAGGAATATTATTATGATCCTAAAGTCCATGGAAGACAGAAAGTAAATAGCGAGTTTGCAAATGATGTCTATAACTTCCTTGAGCCTTATGCCATTAAATGTATTTACATTGACCCATCGGCTGCGAGTATGCAATTAGAGCTTCAACGCAAAGGAATGCATGTAGTTCACGCGGACAATGATGTAGAAAATGGCATCCAAGATATGACTACGGAGATGAAGAAAGGCAATCTCTACATATGCGCTGAGTGCACCAATACAATCCGTGAGATAGAAAGCTATGTCTGGGATCCAAAGGCAGCAGCGCAAGGATATGATGAGCCAATGAAGAAGGACGATCACAGTGTCGATGCGCTTAGATATGCCATAAGATCACACAAGGTTGCCGCTATTAATAAAACCGATGGGCATAATCAAGAAGATTATCTTCGTACTAGATTCAGGCCGACAAGATAAGTCTAATGTAAAGCGGCTTTACATTGACAGGGATTGCGATAATAAATAGTTTATTGTATCGTGTCGGTTAATTCACGATAGGTACATAATGGCACTCTATTTGCCTCCCTGGAATGCGGGCCTTGAGCCGAATCAAGGAAACGTTCGGCAATGGCTCGATAATCTCTATGCGAAAGTCCAGCCGCTAGAGCAAGTACGATGGAATCAATCAAATATTGACACTTTATTCTATGCGGGTGAGCAATCATACGTCAATAGATACTTCAACTTCTCTCCAAGCGTATCCTATCAAAACTATTACTTCAACCTGATCAGAAACCCCGTAAACATGGTTACGGGCTATCAGCGGCAACACCGTAAATCAATCGTTTACCAGGCAGCAGATGGAGCAGATCCCCAAACCACCGATCAGTACACTCGACTCATTAAGAACGTGGTACAGAAAGAGGGTATTAATGAGGTTTATAGTAAGTCATGCGAACTTGCTACCGTGGCAGGTCTTAATCTCATGCAACCATACTTGGATTTTACAGGTGATGATCCGGCTCAAGGACAGCTTAAAGTTAAAGTTTGGGAGTATAATTCGTTTCTTATTGATCCTTATTTTCGTCAGCCTGATTTATCGGATTGTCAGTATATATGGTGCCAGGAATACATCACAAAGAATGAGGCTGAAGTAAGGTTTGAGGACAAGCTTGATCTTATCCGGCCAATGTCTGGCGCGCCCCAACGATATGGTAGCTTTTATTTCCTTCCAGAAAACTATAACATGGCCCGTAATGACCTGATGGTCTTGAGCTATGTATGGTACAAATGGAAGAAGAAAAAGAAACGTCTATATAGCCGTAAGTTGAATCAATTCTTTGATTTTGGCGGCGGTGAGGAGAACCTTGAGAGCATTCTATATCATATTGGCGATATGGAAGAGGTGACGGTCAATTCCAATATCTGGCGAGTTGCCGTTGTATTGAATGACCAATTGATGTTCCAGGGTGACAATCCCTTATGGGATGGGCCAGAATGCCCTTTCATACCGAACTTCTGGGACTATGAGCCTCACATTAATTATTATCAATTACGCTCGCGCTCATTAGTATTCCCAATGCGTTCGCCCCAATTCTTGATGAACTACAAGATCATAACCAATAACGATATAACGAGTGCAACAATCAATGCAGGATGGAAAAGAAAGATCGGTGCAGTGGCGAATGAGGATAACCTCAAGAGGTCTGGGCAAGGCTGGGATGTCATCATTAATGAAGGTTATGAGCTTACGGATTGTGAGAAGATTATTCCTTCTGGAGTTCCAGAAAGCGACATGGCATTGGCGCAACAAATGGCCGACTTGATATATCAGACCGCTGGTATTGATATGGAGAATTGGTCTGGGCAAAACGATAAGCAGATAAGTACACTCACGATGGTATTGAAGCAGGCAGCAAACTTGCTTGTATTCCAAAAGTATTTCGACCAATGGGATCATGCTTTGAAGCTATTAGGTGAAAGACTTCTACAGATTGCAATGAATAATTGGAGTGCGGAAAAGGTTAAGATGCTGATAGGCGAAGAACCTTCACCGTTCTTTTACTCTAAGATATTCGCTAAGTTTAAGACTGTGGTTGAGGAAGGGTTAGAAACTCCAACGCAAAGAAATCTTCAAGCGTCTCAAATGCTTGAAATAAACCAAGTATTTGGGCGTGAAGTGATCCCTCCTAGCATGATTATTAAAGATATGAATATACAAGGTAAGGCTGAGATCGTTCAATTCCTACAGCAACAAGAGCAACAAGCGCAGCAGATGCAACAAGAGGAAATGACCTTCAAGCATGCCGCTGAACAGGCTAAACTCCAAGAACTATATAGCAAAGCAGCTAACAATATCGCGATGGCTAAAGAGCGTTATGGCCGCTTTGAAAGCAACGTGGGCCTCTTGGAAGAGCGTATTAGCGAGGTCAGCAAGAACCATTCCCTTTCTGTAAAAACAAAAATGGAAGCTCTTGAAAAAATGATTGATGTGATCGCCAAGTTTGGAGAGATCGAAACAAATCTCAAGATGAATGACATTCAACGTCTCGAAATGGATGATAAGCGCATGGAAGATTCGGACAAAGATCAGGCGCATAAAGATGCTATATCAGATGAATTTGTAAGCAAGATTATGAATGGAATGGGAGGAACCGGGCAATCGCAGATGCAGCAGCAACAAAACCCTTCCCAAAATCAGCAGCAGATGTTATAAAAATGAATTGAACGTTCAACAAATTAGAGGTAAATATGCCAGCAGATAGCCAAAAGCAAGGTAGAGCACAGTCCGGGGGTCAGCGCATTGATGACCATTCCTTTTGGGCTGGCTCAAAATCTAAAGACTCTGTGTTCCCAGATGGGCCACATAAATGCAAAGAATATTCCTCAGCGGATAGCGCAGGAATGGAGTTAGATTACGAGGATACAACTGAGAAGATTCGCGCACAGCAAGAAATGGCTGAGAAGCAAGTAAAGAAGCATCCTATGAAGCCTTTGCAAAGAAACTAATTTTCTTTTGATAAAGAACCTCGATTTAAGGTGTTCGAGGAAAAACAAGACACTGGGCGGTCGCTCTGGATGATAAATAGCGGTTTGCTTTGCGGTGGCTAACTTGTGGTAACCGTTCCTTGTTTGACTTGCTTGCTTTTTAGGAGATATCATGAAAAGAAATAAAGAACAAATCAACGCTAAGTCTGGCTTCTCAGACCCTGATCGCATTAAAGAGCAGCGCGAAATTGACAAGCCGGTGGATGGCAAGGATAGCCCTTGGGATTTTCGGTGCCCTCAGTATGATCAAAGAACAAGCAATTTTATTAATGCAGGCACACATTATGGCGTGGGCATTATCCAACCTATAGGCCATTCTGGCAATCCAAAGGCCGAAGTGCCAGCCTTACCTCGCAACAGAAAAGATGTCACTACCATGAGAGTTGATGATCGTGGTTAAGAAACTTATATCTAAAACCAAGCAAGCTCATACATCAAAATCTCAGATTGGAATGGGAGACTATTACGGCACTGGGATTAAAAACCCTATGGGTCGGATGCGTGATGGGTTGGGCATGAAGCAATTGTCAACTAAGAAGATGAAGACGCCTCCAAAGACTTGGGCTTAGATTTATTTCTAGGCTTACAAACCTTTATTCCGAGTTCTTGTTCTAAGAAAATAATTGAATCGAGTTTTTTGATTTGTTTATCAAAAACATCTAATTTCGGGGAAAATTTATCTTTGATATTTTTTAATGCTTTATCAATCTCGTCTTGTTCCGCTTTAAGAAGATAAGCTCTCATTTTCCGTAATGAATTTAAATAACTTTTAAGATTTTTTTTAGTCGGGAAATAGGGACTGATAATATTTCCTTTGTTATGCTTTTCAACAGCTTTATGGAATTCCTGAATGCTCATTTTCGTTGTGAAAGAATCGTTATCGTTCCTGCCAATAAAGCGTTTTTCGTGAATGTTTTCGAGCATATCTTCAAAGTTTTTATACATCTTCTCTCACTCTTTGCGCTAATTGCTCGACTAAACTCCCTAGTCGAAAATATGCTCGTTTATCATAACCATTGATTAAAATATTGCAAATCTCAATAAGCTCGTTCATAAGCTCAAGAGCTATTTCAGGACTTATTTTATTAGCAATTGCAGGTCTCATTTCGTATCCTCCTCGATCATTTTAATTTTGTAGTCATTGTTTTTCTTTTGCCTAGCCTCAGCTCCAATGCTGCGGTAAATTGAATCAATCTGGGTATCGCTCAGGTCATCATCTTCTGGTCTTTCTAGTTCATTGCGGTTAAATCTGAAGTTGTAAATGCTTTGCTCAATCAAAGAAGACTCTGTTATGTTTCCTTTCTTATACTGGCCCCACAAACTACGATCAGGGATCATCCATATAATTTTGATATTATCCGAGCCTGGATATGCTTTAAACAGCATTGAATTTGATTGTGACTTAGGCTTCGTTAATCTCGTTTGCCATATAATCCGTTTAGTCACTCCATCATCATCAGTACGAGGATGAGCAAAAATATAGAAAGGATGATTGCCGAACGGTCTTTGCTGAATAAGATCAGCACAACAAGCAGAGATGTCAAAGGATTGTTTAGTAAAATGCTGATATCTGTCATGTGCTTCTAGCCGGTTAAGTTTCATCTTGTTTTCCCTTTGGGTCTTCGGGCAAAGGATGCCACCATTCCACTAAATCTTGTAATTCACCGTAACCATTAATATGCCAATGCCATTTACGAGGTTTCATGCTTCCATCAAAATTGTATGCATAACCGAGAAAAAAGCGTTCTTTGTACCAAAGTAGGACTTCTTGGCCGAAAGGGGGGATATGTTCATGGGTATTTAACATTACATCCTTAAAATAAAATAAACATATCCATAAATTTATTCATCGAATCATTTTGTGGAGTCCATCCGCGTAAACTTACAAGTTTGTCCTGAAGCATAGAAATTGGATCTTTTTTTAATCTTTTCTTGACGCGCTGTTCGGTAGTCAATTTCCTCATTCTTTTTCCGCTCATATACTTCCTGATATTCTTTGTATAATTTATCAAATGCTCTTTGCTTTCCAGTATCTTGAGGACGAATTTTCTTTTTTGCTTTAGGGATTATTTTGTCTATTACATATTTTTCAATGCGCTCAAGGAAACTCATTAACAAATTAGCATTGAAACTTTGTAAAATTGAAGGGGGCAAAGATACTACTGTTTCCATTCCATGTTGCCTTCTAATCCAAATTTTAGTTTAATGACTTCACATCCAATCGTATACCTACGTAACAGGAGTAAGGATATAATGGCAGATGAACAAAATGAAAATCAAGTAGAACAAACAAAAAATGATAAAGAGTACAACTTTAGACTGCTAGAGCAGAAATATGAGAAGCAGTTGGCACAGGAAAGGGCAGCTAGGCAAGAGGCTGAAAGAATTGCACAAGAAAACCAGCGGAATGTCAAAAGCGATGATGAAGATGATTCAGAACCCTATGTTGACCACAAAAAGCTAACCAAAACTCTCACTAAATTCGGGCAGAATACCCAAACCGAAATTCAAAAAGGCATGGAAGCGGCCAAACAAGCGGCTAAAGAAGAGCTTAAGCAAGAGATGTGGCTGGAGAATAACCCAGACTTTTACGATACACTCAAGCATGCTGAGAAACTAGCCCAGAATGCTCCCAAGCTTGCAGAAAGCATCTTAAGGATGCCTGAAGGCTTTGATCGGCAGAAACTCGTTTATCAGAACATAAAGGCCCTTGGTTTAGACAAACCAGCTCCAAAGCAACAAACTATTCAAGATAAAGTGGATGCTAATCGGAAATCGCCATATTATCAAGCAAGTGGTGTCGGAACAGCCCCTTATGGCGGTCCATCAAGCGACTTCAGCGCAAATGGGCAGAAGCAAGCTTATGACAAGATGCAGGAACTCAAGAATAGGCTGAGGTTTGGATAAATTCTGAAGTGATATGGATTTGTGTCAACAAATTGTCGACACAAATTCATGTCAACATTATATTGAAGGTTCCCAGCGCAAGGGTCACAGGCAATCAGCGTAGTGGGCGTCGCAACCACATTCCGATATGATCGAGAACTGACGTAATTAGGCTCGTCTACCGATCATCATATCAAAGTAATACTCTGCCAATAGGTAGATATGTCAGGTCAAATTACCAATACCGGTAACCTAGGCCCTATGATCTTGCAGTCGCTCGCGCCTGCCATGCTCTATGTGCCTACGCCAACCATGAACTATATCACAGTCTGCGACAAAGTCTCCATGCCAGCGCATGGCGGTACTACTTGCAGATTTATGCGCCCTAGGGCGTTACAACCGCCAACTGTTCAGTTGGGGAATAGCGGGATTGATCCTCCTGCACAAGTGCCACAACGCGACATCATTGATGCGCAAATGGCGTTCTTCGGTCTAAGAAAATTAGCTGATAGCGAATTACTAGCAGCATAGCCAGAGCCGAAGTAGTTGATGAAAATGACTGGCTGCGTCATCAACGAGCAGGTTAGATTCGGAGGGAAATTGCCTGCTATAAACCTCTTCTAAATAA